CCCATAAGGGGGAGTAGTGCTCGGGGACATTGACATCGTCAATGTTGTGAGCATCCCGTAATCAAACGGGTCGTGAAAGCGCATTCCCAAATGCTCTTTCAACTATCTCAACGGAGGCATTGGCTTCCTTAACAAGGAGCCTGAGTGTGCCTCATAACGCAATTGATACCGGTTATTCCATCCCTGTTAACACGCATATCATCTCTAGTCCCTCATGGAGTCCTGATAGTCTTAACCATAGTTACGGAGTTGAACTCCAGCAAATGGTATGGCACCAGGAACCTAAGTCGACTAGGAATGTCGTGCGTGCGGATGGTACCCGTCCTCCCAGTGCTTACTGGGCTAACAACGTGGTATACGTCAACGACGTAGCACACGTTCAAACCGGCAGAACAACGCCGGGTTGGTTCGCTCATGACTCCTCGCCAGCTGTTCGAAACATGCTAGGTGGGAGCCCCAGTGCAAAGGACGTGATCGACTTCTTTGTGAAGCCGGTTGGTTTCAATGTTGAGAATCGAGCTAAGACCAAATTCCTTCTTAAGCTTAATGAAGCCTCTGGGAAAGGGAAATGGGATCTCGGTGTTGCGGCCGGTGAGCTCCGCGAAACGGTCCATATGGCAAAAGAACTCGCCAATGGCCTTGTCGCTTTTCCACGTCAGCTAGCTGACAAAGTAGAGCAAGCACCGGAGTCAATCCTATCGTGGTTAATGAAGGCTGAACGTATGGGTGTTGAAAACGCCCTGCGCCACACTGCTAAGAAAGAGCGTGGAAGCCTCGAGTTCGTCACGAACGCGTGGTTGACTTATCAGCTGGGACTGAAACCCCTAGCACACGACATCTTCGATGGAACCGTTTACCTAAAGGCCGCTATGGCTGCAGACGACGGTTCCAGTTTCGGGGTACGTGTGAAGGCGGGGGCGGAGGAAGTCTATAAGTATTCAAAACTCCTTGTGAGTGAAGGGTATAATGGATCACCTCTTAACCTCTACGCGGAACTAAGCCAAACTGTAAAGATTGACTATAGCTGCGTGTATAAGGTACCAGTACGTGCGAGTCTCCGTGAGGAGTTGGGGATTGATAACCCTGGCGCTCTCGCGTGGGAGTTGGTGCGTTACTCGTGGCTGGCCGACTACGCCCTTGGCGTAGGCAGTTGGCTTAGGAGCATGACTGCTTCTAATAACACGACTTTCCTCGAAGGGACAATGTCCCGTAAGAGGGTGACGCAGATCGACGGGCTTCGGTCAGAACCCCCTCCTGGTGCAGTTATCATTAGGGACCCCGCTTCCAAGCGGATGCTCCTTGATGTCCAACTGTTCGAGAGAGAGGTTCTCCACCACGGTGTATTACCAGCCGTGTTGCCTGGGTTAAAGCGAGCTATCGGTATAGACCAACTTGCTAACGCCCTCAGCGTACTTAAGAACTTCGTACGCCGATAAGTGCTTTACTTAACGTACATCCGTACGCTAAGAACTAACCAGGACAATTTGTATGTCTGATATCACACTTGATGGTGTTGTTTACGCTGATATGGGAGTGACCAATAGTGTCCACTCCTGGACCGATCATAGCGCAGGTATCCCGGCGGGTTTTAGTACTCTGACCCAACGGATCAACCTGACCAAAGAACGTGCTAACTTCTTATCGAAGTTGTACCTTCCGATGGTGGCTTCGGATCCCTCAGCGTGTGCGTGTCCCGGCGATCTCTTGAGCGAATGCTACTTTGATGTAAACATTCGCACGAGCAAGAACACCGATGGTAGTACGCGCGCCTTCATCCTACAGGCAATTAGGGACTACGTTGCAACGACTCACTTTAGTGAGCTGTTGATCAACTTCAAGCCTTAATTCTCCGTAGCTTTTTCCTCCTTTTATAGTTGGATCGATGAAAATGAAAAGTAACAGCCAACGTTTTATACCGACGCAAGCGACGCCTCATAAAGGAACATCCCGTTCCGAGCGTCGTGTGAAATTCGCGCCTGTGCCACAGGGAAAGCTTGCCCGTTTGCACCGTGAGATGGAAAAGAGCTTCCCAGCTCTCACCAATCGCGACCTCCTGTCTGATGCTACTTTCTCAGACTATGCTGAACAAGCCTACAAAAGCAACAACGTAGACGAGTTCAAACGCCTATACCTCGCAGCTAATGTCCTAAAGCGCTTTCAGGGGAGTGATCCCCTGGCGGCAACTCAACGACGTGACGCCGCTATCGCGAAACTTCTCGATAGTGAGGAAAGGTGTAAATGGAGTAACGCAGCGCTGTACGACTTCTGGAATAGGGCTTGGCCGGTGGCCAATCCCGACTTCAGGGCTGTTATGGCAACTGCTCGTTACTTCATACGGCAGATCCTCGGGGACTGGTTCCCCCTGGAGGAGTTACCTGCGTCCTGCAATTTTGGACCAGGGGCAACGACGGAGTTCAGTCGGAAGACTGCGCACCTACATAAGAAATGGGCCTCATCAGCTCAGATTACACCTGCGGCGTTGCCTTACCTTCATGCCTTCGAGGCATGGGGCGGGCTCGACCTCGTCCCGGAGTACACAGCAAATGTGTGCTTAACCGGGTGGAACGAGGTGTTCACTGTTCCGAAGAACTTCGACCGCGATCGAGCGGCTTGCTTACCTGTGACCTGGAACGGTTTCTTCCAGAAGGGTCTTGGTAAAATGATTCGCAAGCGGCTCCAGCGGTTCGGCCTCCTTACGCGTGAAGCACAAGAGCAACATCGTGTGTTAGCGCGACTCGGGAGTAAACTTGGTACCCTAGCTACCCTTGATTTATCTGGGGCTAGTGACGGTATCTCGATTGCTCTCGTTCAGGCATTGCTACCTGCTTCATGGTCAAAACATATCCTCGCATTGCGCGAGGAGTACGGCATGTTGCCGGATGGCACTCTTATCCTTTGGGAGAAGGTGTCGACCATGGGGAATGGCTTTACGTTTGAACTCGAAACGTTGCTGTTCTACGCGTTAGCCTGTGCTTGTTATGGAGAGGGTGCTTTGGTCTCACTATATGGGGATGACATTATTGTCCCCACGAAAGGCGTCGACACCCTGATTGAAGTCTTCTCACTTTGTGGGTTTGAATTCAATCGAGAGAAGACCTTCACGATGGGTCCCTTCCGGGAATCCTGTGGTGGTCATTATTTCAATGGTGTTGATGTGAAACCTTTTTACATAAGGAACCTGCCGTCGTGTTATAGCGATGTCATCAACCTACACAACGACATCGTCAGGTACCATCGGGCGTACCCATCCCAAGGGATGGATTACCATGGCATCTGGCGTGTCTGTAGGGACATCGTTCCTCGCGAAGCATGGGGCCCTCCTGGAAAACAGGGGGTCCTATGGGCGGAGTGGGATGACTGCCGACCGGTATATAATCCGGAAGAACAGTCGTTCATTGTTACGGGCTTTTCTTGGTCTGCAACCGCAGATCGTGATGAGTCAGACTTTGGGCGTTATCTCCAGAACTTGTGGGAAAAGAGTGACGACATAGATAGTATTGAACACTCTAACTACCGTAAGGTAGGTGATGTTGAGTGTACAGTACGACTAAGAGTCGATAGAGCGCAGTGGAAAAGGCTTACGGCGGAAACGCTTTGCACGTAGCCGGTTGGGTCTAACAAGACCTTTTTGGGGGAACCACCCTGCCCCAGGGCCGCACTGATATTTTAG